TGTAATTTTCAATAAAAAATAATTAATTATGAATAGTAGACACAAAGCGTTCTGTGATGAGTATCTGGCTAATGGATTAAACCAAGTTCAAGCTTATAAATCTGTCTATAAATGTAGTGATAAAGCAGCTCAATCTAATGCTGTTAGATTGATGGATAATGAGGGAGTAAAGGAATATATCCAACAACAACAAGAAAAGACGGCAGAGAAGTTAGAAATAACCCGTGAGTTCTTAATTAAAGAATACTTGGAACTAATAGAATCAGCAAAGTCAGATGAGAACTTTATTGACAGGGGGAATTGGAATAAGTCACTGGCACAATTATCAAAATTATTGGGATTGGATGCTCCTGTAAAACAACAGACAGAATTAACTATAACAGAACAACCCCTATTCTTGGATGACGACAACGAAGAGTAAATTCATATACACTTCAGCATTGAGAAAAATTAGGAAGATGAAATCCCGTATCAAAGTAATACAGGGAGGGACATCAGCTTCCAAGACCTTTTCAATTTTGGCAATCCTAATTGATAAAGCAATCAAAACCCCCAACCTTGAAATATCTATAGTGTCAGAGAGTATACCACATATACGTAGGGGTACAAATAAGGACTTCCTAAAGATTATGAAAGAGACTGGTAGGTATATACCTTCCCACTATAATAAAACCCTTCTACGATACGAATTTTCAAATGGTTCATACATAGAGTTTTTTAGTGCTGATGATGAAAGTAGATTAAGGGGTGCACGAAGAAATATTTTATACTTAAACGAGTGCAATAATATAAATTATGATGCATATCTTCAATTGTCCATTAGAACAGATGGGGACATATATTTGGACTATAATCCCACCAGTAAATTTTGGGTTCATTCAGAGGTAATTAATCAACCTGATAGTGAATTATTAGTTCTTACTTACAAAGACAATGAAGCTCTATCTGAAGAAATTGTAAAAATACTTGAATCAAATCGGGAAAAAGCCAAAACCTCATCATATTGGGAGAATTGGTGTAAAGTATATTTGGATGGTGAAATAGGTTCAGTAGAGGGAACAATATTCACTGACTACGAAATCATTGATAAGATACCTGAAGAAGCCAGTCTGATTGGATATGGCTTGGACTTTGGTTTCGCTCAAGACCCAGCAGCACTTATCTCAGTATACAAATACAACGACGATATTGTTGTGGATGAGGTAATCTATCAGACAGGTCTGTTAAACTCCGAATTATCCAATCTAATGAAGTCCTACGAGGTAAAAGGGGAAATCTTTTGTGATAGTGCAGAACCAAAATCCATTGCAGAACTAAAACGATTGGGACACCAAGTTAAACCTGTGGAAAAAGGTAAGGATAGTGTAAACTATGGTATACAGATTCTTCAACAAAAACATATGTTAGTAACTAAAAGGTCAATCAACTTATTAGATGAGTTCAGTAAGTATATGTGGAAAAAGAATAGGGATGGTGGATATGACCCCACACCAATTGATGCATTTAATCACGGGTGTGATGCATTAAGATACCTAGCAATGATGAAATTAGGGGTAAGAAAAGAGAATAGAACCACAATGCCATTTAAGATTATGTCAGCATAAAAACGATAAACCAATAAATATATTTAATTAAAAATTATGATTTCAGTTCAAATTGAGTTAGAAGATGAGGTTAAGTCCTATGAATTCCCAACATCTTGGGATGATGTGACTGTTGCTCAATTCACAAGATTATTTTCAGAGAATACCCCAATTGATAACAAACTTATGGCTAGTGTCAAAGTTATATCTGCATTATCAGGTATTGATGAGAAAATTATTATGATGATGGACGTGGAAGATTTTAAATCACTAGCAGAAAATCTTTCATTTGTATCCACAGAGGTTAATACCAAAGAAACAGATTTTATTGAGATTGATGGGGAGAAATATTACCTATACAAAGATTTCAATAAAATGACCACAGGGGAGATTATTACCATTGAGACGATAATGGATTCCACCAATGGGAATATCTACAAGGTAATGCCACAATTACTATGTCTATTCTTAAGAAAAAAGAAAGATAATGGTAGTTTTGAGAAGTTCACAACAGAAATGTTAAATAGAACCGATAAATTCAATCAGGTAAAAATTTCAGAAATACACCATATATTCAATTTTTTTTTAGTTGGAGGAGTTTCATTCAATCCCAATATGCTGGACTCTACAAAAGAAGTAGACCAGTAAAGGACTCTGACAGCAAATTTGCTAAAAAATTGGGTGAGGCAAAGAAATTAGATGAAAGATATAAATGGTTAGATTTTGTTTATGCATTAATGACAAAATTGAATGAACCTGAAGAAGAAATATACAAGAAAAATTACATATCCTGTTTGAACTGGTTATCGTATTTTAAAAATATAAAAGACATACAAGATAAAAATAGTTTATAATGGCAACAAATATTATTACCCTAAATCAACTTATATCGTGGTTTGAAGATTTTTCAAACAGACACTATATGTTGAAAGATTTTGGTTTTGGTGAACCCTACGACATCGGAACATCAAGACAGATGGATTTCCCCTATATGTGGGTTACAATGAATGAGGATGGTCTTATTTCAACTGCAACCAATATTAGAAGTTCAATCCCTGAGTTCTCATTTTCCGTAATGTTTATGGATAAGATTAATATCCAAGAGAACTACCTAAACGTGAACGGATTTAATTCAGATAACTCACAAGAGATTTTATCAGACATGGTACAAATCCTTCAAGACCTTGTAACAGAAATTCAACAATATTGGGGACAATATGGTGTTTTATTTTCACAAGACGTTAGTTTTTATCCTGTAATTGATGAAACCACAGACAAATCAACAGGTGTTGTGGGGAGAATTGTCTTTAGATTAAAACAAGTAAATTGTATTATACCAGCATCCCCATTTCCAATTGTGACAACCACAACCACTACTTGTCCTGTAATAACTACACAATATGTTCAAGGGGAATTAATTAGTGATACAAAAATTAGAGCAAGTTTATGGAATGATTCAGGGTACACTAGTTCAGCTAATGCTATTTGTAACTATGAATTCTATGGTGAAATGTCAGGAGATTTGGGAACTGAATATAGTGGAATGAGAATATTCCCTGAAGATGCTCATCAATTAACTTGGAACTTCCAACCTGAATTACAATCAGGGGAATCTATAACAGCATTTACCATAACCAATGTGGTAATAACTTGTCCTTGTGTTAATTTAATTTATTAATGGCAAAACAACTAGTCACCAGACAAGCATATGAGGAATTTGGTAAACTTTGGGTTAAGACCTTAAGAGAACAATTACGTGATATTAGACCATATGCAAAATATGCGTCAGGTAGATTAGATAAGTCCATCAATTATAAGTTAATCACAAGAAGAAAAGATGTGGTAGATATTCAATTAAATTCTGAATTCTACCTTAACTTTATTGATAAGGGGGTTAGTGGTACAGAAAGAAGATTTAGAACCCCATATTCGTATAAACAAAAACCACCACCAATCAGACCATTATTACAATGGGCTAGAACAAAGGGATTACCTAAAGAAGTTGCATATGCAAGTAGGTGGACAATATTCAGATATGGTTTAAAACCAACCAATGTAATTACAAGAACAATTAGAACGATTGAATATAAATCTAGATGGGTTAATAAATTTGAGGACGAGTTGGTTGAAAAAATACTTAATAACGTAAAAGAGCAATTTAAAACCAAATAAAAACACTTAATAACTAAGAATATTTAATTAAAAAATTATGTCATTATCTGCAATAACACAGCCACACGATTATATGGGAGCTTATTCAGCAGTTCCACTTAAAATATATTCTTCAGGCTATACCACCCAACAACAATTTAAATATTTGGTGAATGTAGTTTGGGATACAGTTACAATATCAGCGGACACTTCAGTCAATATTAACACTAACGTATATACATTATTAAACTCAACAACAGCACATGACTTTAAAGTTGGGGATACAGTACTAATTGACGATTCAATTAACTCTAATGAATTTACAGGATATTATATTGTACAAGCAGTTGTATCATCAACCAGTTTTGCAATTGACCTAATCCCCAATGCACCATTTGGAGCTTCAGGATTTACTTGTTCAAAAGTATTGAAATGGAAGTTAGAACCTGATTTGGAAGGATATGGTAAAATTGATTTATCAACATCATTAAAGGATTTTGTAACTCAAGATTTAACGGGACAGACAATTGATTATGCTTTATCATATGATGGGCCAAATACAATGTTTGGTTATGACATATATTGTGGTACTCAACAGATTTATAATTTTAGATTTGATGACAATTATTTCAGTGGTTACACTGCTGGATTTGTAGCCACAGGAATGACAAGTACGTCTGATGTACCATTTCAAATTGGGGATACAATTAATGTATTACAGGATGTTGTCCAATGGCCATATGTGGATAACTATTTTGCATCCAATGTAGGATTTACAGGTACAACACCACATTCGTTCTTAACAGGTCAGCAAATCACTGTTACAGGTCAAGAAACATTCCCTTATTATAATGGTGTTACAACCATTCAAAGTGTTACACCAAATGGTTTGGTTACAGTTAAGGGATGGCAAGGTAGTACACCTGCTGAAGGTGGTTATATCTATGGTGTTCCAAGACCATCATATAATAGAACGGCAAATGTTGTTGCCGTAAATTATATACCTGGTACAGGTGTGGTTGTTTTAACGGATATTCCTTGGGTAAGTAGCACAGTTGCAATTCCTGGTTCAATAACATATGCTGATGGTAGAATAACTGAATTCCCAACAGAGTTGAAACTAACAGGGAAATATGTGTATAATTCGCATATTGACAAAGCAGATTATTCATTGACAGCATATGACCCATATGTAGTTCAAATTAGAAATTTCTCAGAAAATAATATATCAACAATTTTATCAGGAACAACTTGTTATAGAATTGAAGAATCAACCATTGGATTCCTATTAACTCATACAACTGTTAATACATATGTTGATGGTGTTTTATATACCTTTAAAAACTCGGCAAACACAACATTAGGGTCAGTTTATATTCCCAAATCATCAAGTACACAAACTGATTTTTATTCCCCAATAGGATTACAACAAATTGCTGATTCAAGTTATACAGATGTAAGTGGGACATTCAGTAGTTATTCAGGTTCTGTGGATAATTATATCGTTTATGCCACAGAACCTGTTGCACCAAGTACATATGCTCAAAGAACCAATAGTATTTGTTTTAAATTAAATAATGATTGTTCTATGTATGAAATCTACCACCTAATGTGGAAAGACAAATATGGTTCATTCATATCATATCCATTTATTTATAAATCAAGAACCAACATTGAGGTAGAACGACAAACCTACTACAAACAAGAGGGTAATTGGAATGACAACACGTTCCAATACTATGATTATGGAAATGGGGAGAAAAATTTCTACATTAAATCAAGAAAGTCATTTATACTTAATAGTGGTTGGTTATATCAGTTTGAGACAACTTTAATGGATGATTTAATGCAATCAGCTTCAGTTTATATTCAAACCCCTGAAAATAGATTATTCCAATGTCATATAGCACAGAAAGAGGTTGAATTATTTAAAACAATAAATGAAGATTTATTCTCATATACATTCAATGTGAGAGTAAGCAATAACGAATATAGATTCTAATTATGGCTTTTAACCAATTTCAAATAATTGCAAATAAGATTGAACTTGATACTTATGCAGATTTTAATCTGTCATTGAATTATCAAATTACTGATATTACAGATATCACCACAAGGTCAACATCATTTTCAAAAACTATCATATTACCAGGAACTCAAAATAACAATGAGTTTTTTAAGAACATATTTGAATTAAACATTGATTTAAGTGTTAGTTCTTACAATCCGAAGATTGCTATCCCCGTATCAATTTTAATCAATTACGAGGAAGTTTTTACAGGTAATTTGCAATTATTAAGGGTTATTACCAATCAGAATTTAGTTGAATATGAAATCATTATCACGGGGGTATTGAAAAACTTATTATTCAATATGGGTGATTATTATTTGACAGAATTGGATTTAAGTGAATATAACCACGAAAGAAATATCACAGCAATTCAAAACTCTTGGGATTATACAATTAGAAAAAATGATAATTGGTTCGACTCTACAGGATTGGGTGAGGGATATGTATACCCATTTATTAATTACGCAAATTCATCAAGTGCAGGTACTGTTACATTTGTATATGATATGTTCCCTGCTGTATATGCCAAAACAGTTATAGATAAGTTATTTGAATTTGCAGGATATTCATATACATCAAAGTTTTTTGAAACAGATTATTTTAAATCCCTAATCATTCCATTCACCAATGATAAATTACAATATTCTGAAGATGAATTAACAGGATTAACAACTGTTGTTGGTGTTCAAAATATTTTTCCCGAATGGTCACCTCAATTAAATAATGCTTTAGGTGCATATAATGCCTCAGCAGGTATTACAGGATTTAGAATGGTTTCCCCTGTATTGAAAAGGGGATGGTATTATAGTAATCAATCTTTATCTACTGGTATTAATTTTTTCTTCCCATTACAAAAGGAAACGGGTAGTGTATTAGATATAGACATGCAAGACCCTGGTAATAGATGGGATGTTAACACATCCAAATATACTTGTACGGAAGATGGATTTTATGATATAACATTTGAGATGACATTCGTTATGAAATATATTCATAAGAATGGTAATGACATTGAATATCAAAGTGGGGAAATTGGATATTGTGCAGCAATTTATAAGAAAGATTTAAGTGGTACATGGTCTGCCATACAATGGGCTCCATATCCCGATTATTGTTCAACAAGATTTGCCCCAAGTCCTAACAATCATAGTTCGCCATGGTATGATATAGGAAACGAACAGAGTATCAGTATGGATATTCCAAATGTATATCTACAATCTGGTGAACAGATTGCTATTAAATTTAATTTACAACCTGAATCTGATTTAAGATGGAAAGGTATTTTAAATGATGATAAGATATACATGACAGCATTGATTAAGA